GTTTATACTTTTGTTCATATAATTGCAAGAGGTCTTGTGGGCCTTTTAGGAAGCCATAAGCTTCTACTAGGCATGCATACAAAAGTCCGTTGGGAAAATTCAAACTTATGTATGTAGTAGGATTTGTACTAGATAATCCAGCATCTTTCAAGATATAATTTAACTGAATTGTGAAATTCGCATTTGGTGTAGGAGCAAATACAATGTGGTTTTTGTCCCACCAGCTATAGTATTTTGGAACTCCTGTATCTCCTTTGGGATTAAACTCAGACATAAAGCTGGTATCTCTCCACTGTAAGAAGTCTCTATTGTTAGCTTGACCTACTCCATCCGAATCTACGATTTGAGCTGATCTAATCACTAATGTATTGTCAGGGGTTTGAATAAATCTAGTTCCGCTAGCTAAAGCAGCTGTTGCATATCTTCTGTTGTTATCAGAATCTACATCTCTTAATACTCTAAACTCTGCATCCTCTATAATTCCATTAACAATAGTGTCACTCAAAACTGTGCTTGACACTTCTGTATAATCTCTAATTTTTGTTTTTAATTCGTCGTATGTCATTATGTTATATTAATTGTTACACTCCCTAATCTTGCTACCGCTTGTCTTCTACCATTAATCACTCCCGGATCATCAGGAACCATGCTACCACTACTAACAGTTTGAAATGCAAAGTCACCAGGTAAAATTAAACTAGCTACCATATTACCACCACCAATTTGATTTGGTGGAAAGTTTTGTGGTCTTGCTTGTTCTAATCCTTGTGGATCTGCTACAAAAGGTTTTGGTTCCAACTGTGGTTGTTTACGTTCATACTCTGAAGTATGAACAAACGCACCATTCCATTCAGTAACCATTTGTCTCCAAGGAAATGCTTGACCACTCCTATCTGAAATCGCTAATGCATATTTACCTTTTGCAAACTTTGACATTATATCTCCGGATAATAAGTTTTAGGAGAAATATAAACACTCGCTGGTGAACCATCTTCTTGTAGCGCTCTGTTTAATTCATCCTCATAAATTAATTTACATTCTTGTGTTCTTTGTGGAGCTTTTTTCATAGACAGATAGTAAGCTAAACCTGCACACATACATGGTACAAATCTGTTAACTATATCCGCTTCGTTAGTATAATCTCCCGCATCTTGAATTCTTTTTAAATAATAAAAATGTATAAAGTTTCCTGCCTGTGTATCGCCAGGTGTTAAATATAAAGTCATTGTAACTTTATCTATAAATCTTTGTATCCAATATTGTGAGGGTTGCCCTGTTGCAGTTTTATTTGAAAACGCAGAATATTGAGATCTGTTTATTTTTGAAAGAGGAGTGTCAACGTTAGCAGTCGTTCTAAAACTAGCTTCAAGAATATCTGAAGCACCATAAACGGCTGTAGGACTTGATGTTCCATCAGATGTAGATCTAAATATTGTATATTCGTTTTGTCCTGAAACTAATGTAAAAGTATTTTCAGCAATTTCCCAAAAGTGCGTACCTCTGTTTTGCCATTCTTGAAACATTATGTTTAAAGAACGTCTTGCTGTTTTTAAATCATTACCAGAGTAATCAAAGAAGCCTAATCTTTCAAAAGCCTCAGTTATAATATCGTCGATCGAGAAAGTTTTCTCGAATGTAGTTGTGCCTGAGAAAGCCACTTAAACCTCCTACGCGTTGTTTCCGCCGCTATGGAAAACAGTTATAGCTGTAATCTGTTCCGTAGTAAATGCAGAGTAAACATCTGTTTTAAATAAAATTGGTACAGGGAAATTAATTGTCATGTCATGAACATGAGCAGCCTTGTTTAATTTTACTTTTGATGTTCCACCTGATCCACCATCTTTAAGCTCTAAAACTCCAGCTACGTTAGGACCAGATACATGAACTCCATATACTCTAGTTCTTCCAGACTGAACAGTTTTAGTTTCAGTCGTTACGTTAGTCGCTGCTCCATCAATTGATGATCCAAATGTTGTCATTTATATTTTCTCCTTAAAATTTTATGCGGGCCCGAAGGCCCACATCTAATTATTTATTAGTTACTAAAAGGTGTAACGATTGTGCCTGCACCAATTAATAAACCTTCAACCATATAAGTTCCAGCTGCAGTTGCAGTAAACTTAATTCTAGATCCGATTAAACCACCTTTAGTAGCAGTTCCCGCTTCTCCGTTTAAGTTTACAACGTCGTTTGTTGCTCCAGGTACGAAAGCTTTTTTCGCGCCATCATCAACACCGATCATTACTGAACCTACAAACTTATCGTTTCCATCAGTTGAAATAGTTCCAGTGAATTCATCAATGAAAAGAATTTCAAAAGTTGTACCGACTGTGCTTGGGTTGTTTGGATCTCTTCCTGGTCCCGCAGATGCTGAATCAGTTCCACCAACGATTGTTGGTAAAGTAATCGCAGTAGGTGTTCCAGTTGGGTCCATAGTAAGAATTCTGCCTGCGTGGTCTTTAACTGTTAAATCAGTAGCTAAAGTCAACGCAACAGTTGATCCTGGTCCTATTGATTGGAATCCAGCACGTGATCGTACCGGTCCATCAAATGTAGTATTTGCCATAGTATTATCCTCCTAATTACGTTCATGCAGTCTTTAGGCCGTCGACTATACTCGTCTACA